CCGCTGATGTTCTTTGTGGGCAAGCCGAATCCGGGATATCGGTCCAGGTGGATGTTTACTCACTGACTCTCAAAGAGGCGCGGAATCTTCGTGATATGGCGCTTCAGGTGGTTAAGCCACTCAATCCCACCAATATAAGCAAAACCCCTGGTTATGAACCAGAGAACCGGTATTACCGGGCGACGCTGGAATTTCAGGTCACTGTCTGACACATCTATTAACTCACAGACCCGCTACGGCGGGTTTTCTATTTTCAGGAGACAAATATGTCCTCACTGTATGAAAAATCGCAGGGTACGAAAATTCAGATCACCTCTGCGCCAGCGACACTGGACACGATTGGTGCCGCAACCTGGCTGGATTTGCACTGTACTATCAAAGAGGTCCAGTTTACTGGCGGCCAGAAGCAGGACATTGATGTTACAACTCTGTGCTCAACCGAGCAGGAAAACATTAACGGCCTGGGCGCTCAGTCAGAAATCTCTATGTCCGGTAACTTTTATGTTAACCCGGCACAGGATGCGCTGCGTGAAGCTTACGATAACGACACCACGTATGGTTTTCGGATTGTCTTCCCGTCTGGTATTGGCTTCCAGTTCCTGTCTGAAGTCCGTCAGCACACCTGGTCTTCCGGGACAAACAGCGTGGTGGCCGCAACTTTTTCGCTACGTCTGAAAGGTAAGCCGACGAAAATGATAACGCGCTGCGTCTGACCACCGACCTGCCTGACACCAAGTCAGTTACCTCTGGTCGGCTTTATCACTGACGGTGGTAGCTGCCCGGGGGAACAGCACCTTATTCCTATACTGGAAGAAAGGCGGCAGCGCGGTGAGTGGACAGACGACAGCAACGTTCAACAAGGCAAACGCTGCTGCAGGTGATGCCGGTGATTACGTTTGTGAAGTTACCGATGCCTCCACACCTGCCGGGAAAGTCACCTCAGCAACCTGCGTCGTAACGGTAGCGTAATTCATCTTCTTAATCAGGGATAAAAAATGGCTAAAAGTCTTAAAGAACTGGCGCTGGCTAAATGTCAGGCTTTCGTCATAAAATCATTACGGGTCCCTGAATGGGGGCGGTGTGAAGGTTGTTCTGCGGGAACCTTCTGGCGAAGGGTGGTTACGTTGGCAGGAAATTGCAAAATCTGGTGCTGATGAAGAAGGCGAGGTATCTGTATCGGAAAAGGCACACCGTAATCTTTGCGCTGACGTGGTGCTCTTCATTGACGTCCTGTGCGACACCGATAAGCAACCGGTATTCAGCGTAGACGAAGAAGAGCAGGTGCGTGAAATCTACGGCCCCGTCCATTCACGCCTGCTCAAGCAGGCGCTTGACCTGATCAACAACGCGGACGAAGCGCGGGAAAAGTCTCAACCCCCGGCGTAAAGTTTCTGATGTCGCTTGCGCTCCGGATGGGGCGCACGCTCTCAGAGCTTCGGCAGAATATGACGGCAAGCGAGCTTCTGATGTGGATTGAGTACGACAGGCAAAGTCCGGTTGGCGATATTCGTGGTGACATTCAGGCCGCCCAGCTCGTCTCTGCCATCTACGGCTCGCAGGGGGCAAAAGTACCGCTGGACGATGCGATCCTGCGCTGGGGTGGTGATGAGCAATCAGAACCGAAGGACCCGTTTGCTGGGCTTGAGGCTGCACTTACTGCCGCGACGCAGTGACTTTTGACCCAGATAATATTAGGATTCTTAGACTGATAATGCTGGGGAACCAAAATGGAAATTTTACTAGTTTCAATTGTTATAGGCTTAATTCCAGCCTTAATTGCTCAAAGCAAAGGAAGATCTTTCTTTGCATGGTGGGTGTATGGTGCTCTGCTATTTATAATTGCTTTTGTACATTCTTTGGTAATAAAGAAGGATGTTGCGGCAGAAGAAAAAGACTTAATTGAAAACGATGGTATGAAGAAGTGCCCATTCTGTGCAGAGTTAATCAAAAGCGAAGCTATTAAATGTAAGCACTGTGGTAGTGATTTAGCAGTCGATTCCCCACCGGTTAAGACTGATGAAGAATACCTCGAAGAAGCCAGGCAAAAGGTCTGGAAACAATAAAAATAAAACCGCTTCGGCGGTTTTTTTACGTCTGGAGTTAGACTAAATGGCAACTTTACGTGAGTTAATAATCAAAATTTCCGCTAACTCGCAATCATTCCAGACGGAAATTTCCCGCGCTTCACGTATGGGGCAGGATTATTACCGCACCATGCAAAATGGTGGCCGTCAGGCTGCCGCTGCCGCCCGAGAGAGCGAAAGGGCGTTATCTGATCTGACCGCTGGGTTTGCATCGGCAGGAAGAGCCGCTGCTGCTGCTACGGCCGCTTTTGCGACTGGTAAGCTCGCGCAGATTGCTGATGAGTGGAATTCAGTAAACGCCCGTCTTAAGCAGGCATCATCTTCAGCTGATGATTTTGCTGCCTCTCAGCGCCAGTTAATGGAAATCAGCCAAAGAACTGGCACCGCGTTTTCAGACAACGCAAACCTTTTTTCACGCGCAGCTGCTTCAATGCGTGAGTTTGGGTATAGCTCTGACGAAGTTCTGAAAATTACCGAAGCTGTTTCTACCGGCCTTAAACTTTCGGGGGCTAATACTCAGGAAGCGAGTTCTGTTATCACTCAATTCAGCCAGGCTCTGGCGCAGGGCGTTCTTCGCGGTGAAGAATTCAACGCCGTTAACGAAGCAGGTGATCGTGTTATCCGCGCACTTGCCGCCGGAATGGGCGTGGCCCGCAAAGACCTGAAGAGCATGGCTGACCAGGGGCAACTTACGATTGATAAGGTTGTTCCTGCATTAATGAGCCAGTTGGGCTCATTACAGGGTGAGTTTGCCAGCATGCCGCAAACAGTTTCCGGATCCCTGCAAAAAGTCACAAACTCGTTCATGGCATGGGTTGGAGGTGTCAACCAGGCTACAGGTGCTACCGATGCGCTATCTGGTGGCCTAGACGGAGTTGCCCAAACGCTTGATTCATTTACCTCTTCGGCAGTAAGCGGCGCACTAAGTGATGTTGCAGACAATATGTCCACGATCACAACAGTGGCGGGTGCACTTGTTGGCGTTGGGCTGGCAAGGTATCTCAGTGGAGTAGTAACTAGCGCCACGAGCGCAACCGGCGCGCTAATTTCTGCGGCTAAGTCAGAGGTTGCTCTTGCCGTTGCACAGGATAAGGCTGCACAGTCTGCCGTTGCCGCCTCAAGGGCGGAGGTTTATAGGGCTCAGCAAGCTGTACAGAGATCGCGTAGCGCAGATGTTCAGGCTGCGCAGCAAGAGAAAATTGCTGCGGCAGAAGCAAAAGTCACTGCAGCCCAGGCCAGGCTGACTACCGCTCTAGCCAGCGGTTCTGCTACAGAGAAAGTCAGAGCCAGAACAGCGCTTGAGCGTGCGCAGGCAGGTCTGGTGGCAGCAAAAAACGCCGATGCACAGGCTATCGCTGAAAGACGCCTGGCTTCCGCGGAGGCCGCCAGAGACCGGAACCTTGCAAATCGTGTTACCACCCAAAGCAATCTCAATAGTGTCACATCTGTTGGCACCCGCCTTTTAAGCAGTGCCCTCGGGCTCATTGGCGGCGTGCCGGGATTGGTGATGCTTGGAGCCGGTGCCTGGTATGCGGTGTATCAAAATCAGGAGCAGGCTCGGCGCTCTGCTCAGGAGTATGCCAGCACGATAGATGAAGTCAGTAAAAAGACGAGGGCAATGACCCTTCCTGAAGCTTCAGATAATGCAGAGAAAACTCGTGCCGCTCTGAATGAACAAATCAGGCTAATTGATGAACAAAAGAGCAAGGTTGAAAGCCTGAAAGAGCAGATAGCTGGTTATCAGTCAGTGATTAGTAATCCCGGTCCAACTACCAGCGGTGGTTTCATGATTAACCACCTGACATATTTGGACACGGTGACTCGTGGGCTGGCTACGGCTACAGAGCAGTTATCTGTTGAGCAAGAAAGACTTGCTCAGATGCAGCAAGAATCCGCTTCTATTCAACAGGTTCTGGAAGGGCTTGAACATCGCCGGGTGGCACTCATTCGAGAAGAGGCTGCTAATCAAAACCGGGCTTATCAATCTCTCCTGTTGATGAATGGGCAGCATGACGAATTTAACCGTCTGCTGGGGCTGGGAAATCAGCTATTAATGGCTCGTCAGGGGCTGGCTAACGTCCCGCTCAGACTTCCCCAGGCCGACCTCGACAAAAAACAAACTGATGCCCTCGAAAAGAGCCGCCGGGATCTGGAGTTGTCACGCCTGAAGGGTGAGGACAAAGAGCGTTTACGGCTGAGTTATGCCGCTGATGATCTGGGATTAACCAGTGATCCTCAATTCCAGACAGGCCGTCAGGAGTTGATTAATAACGGTCTTGCTGAATGGCGGAATAATGAGGCCAACAAACCTAAGGCGAAGGGCGGTAAAACCGAAGGCGAGAAAACCGAGGATGTGTATAAGCGCCTTATCAAGCAGCAAAAAGAGCAGATTGCCCTGCAAGGTCAGAATACTGAACTGGCGAAGGTTAAATATCAGGTCAGCCAGGGCGAACTTGCTTCTCTGACGGAAGCCCAGAAAAAGACGGTATTGCAGAATGCTGCGCTGATTGACCAGGTTAAATTGCGTGAGCAACTGCGAAATTCGAAGCCAACCTTGCTGACAGCACGCGCGCTCGCGCAGCCAATGAAGCGCAACTGCTGGGCTACGGGCAGGGAACCAGGTTCCGTGAAAGACTTCAGGAGCAGTTCAATCTGCGTAAGGAGTTCGAGCAGAAGAATACCGATCTTCTCCGCCAGCGTCAGGCTGGTGAAATCGACGAGACGTTCTATCAGCAGGGGCTTGCACTTAATAAGCGCTATCTCGAAGAGCGCCTGCGCGACCAGGAGGGATATTACGCAGCTTCTGATGCGCAGCGTAACGACTGGATGACGGGACTGTCTGAGGGTTATGCGAACTGGGTGGATGAAGCTACTGATTATTCTTCCATGGCCGCTGACGGCATGAAGCAGGCTATGGGTGGCGCGGTCACCACGATCACCGACATGCTCAATGGCAACGTTGATAGCTGGAAGGACTGGGGCGTCAGCGTACTGAAGATTATCCAGAACGTCCTGGTGAATATGGCTGTTGCTAATGGCGTTAGCTCAATTGGTTCACTGTTCAGTTTTGGTGCCTCGTCAGCCGCTACCGCCAGCAGCGGTACCGCTATTCAGAATGCCGGCGCGAACTTTACCTTTAATGCGAAGGGTAATGTTTACGACTCTCCGTCCCTGAGCGCTTACAGCAATGGCGTTTTTCAGACGCCTCAGCTGTTTGCTTTTGCTAAAGGCGCAGGGATTTTCGGCGAGGCAGGTCCTGAAGCAATCATGCCCCTCACGCGGGCACCTAATGGTGATCTTGCCGTTCGCGCAGTGGGGATGCCGCAGGTCTCTGGCGGTGTGCCTTCAGTTAACTTCGGCGATATCAATATTCAGGGCGGATCACCACAGGCGGCTAGTCAGGGAACAGCCGGAGCCGCTGGCAGACAACTGAAAGATGCCATCACTGGCGTTATTAACGAGCAGGCCAGTATGCCGGGCTCACCACTTTGGCGTTTGATTAAGGGAGTTTAACCATGGCAGTCGAGACCTTCAGCTGGTGCCCAAAGGTTGCCTCTCAGGTTGATACAAGTTTTCGTACCCGAAAGGCGCAGTTTGGTGATGGCTATACACAGGTGGCCGGGGACGGCATCAACCCGGTAACACCTCAATGGAGCGTGAGCTTTACCGGCGACGAGGCTTACATTCAGGCCATTAAAAACTTTCTCAACAGACATGCAGGGTGGAAGTCATTTATCTGGAAGCCGCCGCTTGAGCCCTCAGGCTTATGGCGCGCGGAATCCTTCCAGATATCTACCCACGGCAACAAGAAATACACCCTCAGCAGCACATTCATACAGGCATACCATCCATGAGCATTTCATCTGATGTCCAGAAACTGGAACCGGGTAAGCGCGTCCGCCTGATCGAGGTGGACGGCTCAGCGTTCGGTGCGGGTATTCTTCGCTTTCACAACGAGACAATCCCGCATACCGAGGCGGAAATCATCGCCGCAGGCGGCGACGAGTCAAAACTTGAGCCGAAGTCGGTGTGGTGGCAGGGGCAGGAGTATGGCGCGTGGCCGTATGAACTGACCGGCATATCTGTAAGCAGTGACGGCCAAAGCTCTCGGCCAGCGCTTACCGTGGC